CCGAAGTGGTTTCGATGGGGGTGCAATTACTCTACGAAGATGCACCGCACTTCGCCGAAACTGACCCCGAATACTTCAAGCTGATTGTCGGCTATTTAAAAGGGGTATTCAAATGATCGCCAGAATAACTACCCAGTTTGGCGAGGCATACACGCTCAACGGTGACGGGCGATGGGACGGACCAGATAACGTGATAGTCGACGCACTCAACGAATTTTATGTGCCGAGCGTTTATACTGGGGCAGAATTCGTGAGTCCGCAACGCGCCGCAATAGATTATGCCTACGCATCATTGGGCGGTCAAACAATCGTGTATGGCTCTGAACTTGAACCCCTACGTCAAGGCGAGGACAGAGAAATCAACTAACTGCAACGGCGAAGCCGCTGTAGCCCTACAATACCCAAAATCCTGTCGATGACAGGTATCACCCGAAGGGAGATCATGATGGCACTGAAGGCGTTTTACACCACCGAAGCTGAAGTACCTGAGTCGTTGCGCGAACACTACGTTCAAGCCGAAGGCGAGGATAGGTTTGTGCTGGCGGTTGAAGAACAGGAAGGCTTCGCGTTGGAAAACGTGGCAAACCTCAAGTCGGCGTTGGGTCGTTTGAAAGATGAAGCGACCAAAGCCAACAATAGCCTCAAGCCATTTGCGGCTCTAAAGGCACAGCCAGAGGAGATCGCAGAGGCACTTGCAGAACTCGCCACTCTCCGCGAAGCGAAGGGCGACGAGAGCGAACAAATGGCGGCTTTGCGGCTTGAGATGGACAACCTCAAAAAGTCGGCTAAAACGGAATTGGAAAAGGCACTCGCGCCCGTAAAAAGCCTTTCCGATTCGCGGTTGGAGCAGATCAAAGAGTTGCTCATCGACACGAAGCTACAGGCGGCGATCATTGAGGAAGGTGGCTCTCCGAAGCTACTTATGCCGGTGCTAAAAAACGAAGTTCGCGCCACGACCAACGACGAGGGAAAAGTGGTCGTTGAAATCGTAGATGCGGACGGTTCGCCGCGGGTCACAGGTGCTGACCTCTCGCCCATGTCGTTCAGCGATCTGGTGCGCGAAAAGAAGCAAGATGATGAACTCGCGGTGGCTTTCAAGGCCAATGGCCATTCGGGTGGCGGCACTGAACCCGACACTACCACGCGCAACGGCAACGGTCGTGCGCTCAAGCCGGAGGACGTCGAGCGGATGTCACCGGCTGAATACAGGAAAGCGCGAGAGGGTGGGTTGATACCGGCCTAAACGCGCTACAAACCATCACCACATCGGTCTGCCGTAGGAAACGCCAAAGCACTACGGTAGGCCACTGACAAAAGCGAGTAGATAAGCAATGGCTAATACCTTTCTGACCCCCAGTGTCATCGGCCGCGAGGCTTTGATGATCCTCGAAAATGAACTCGTAGCGGCGCAACTCTTTCATCGCGGTTACGCCGACGAATTTCGCGGTGCGAAGGTCGGTGACACGATCTCGATTCGCGGACCGGCGAGCTTCACGGCACAGGAATTCACCTCGACCACGACCACGCAAGACGCCACGGAAACGTCTCGCTCTTTGCAGTTGGAGAAGCACTTTGACGTCACCTTCGCGGTAACGTCGAAGCAGTGGACGTTGGAACTGGAGCAGTTCAACCAGCAGTTGCTCCGTCCGGCTGTAGTAGCGATCGCTCAGGCGGTTGACAGCTACATTCTCGGTAAAGGCAACCAGATTCCCAACTACGTAGGCACTGCCGGTGACCCACCCGACAGCCTCGCCGACATGGTCGCTGTGGTCAAGAAGCTGGACGATCTCAAAGTGCCGCAGCGCGGTCGCATTGCGGTGCTGGACGCACAGGCGAAGCACGATATGCTGGCAAACGTCACGCAGGTGCTACAGGCCGACCAGCGCGGCGATGGCGGCACGGCTTTGCGCGAAGCCAGCATGGGTCGCATCCTCGGCATCGACTACTACATGGATCAGAATGTTGGTTCGCACACGGCCAACACGCTATCCGGCTACCTCATCAACAATGGTGCTGGCTACTCGGCTGGTGACACCACGTTGACCATCGACACTGGCTCTGGCACGATTCAGGCTGGCGATGTGTTTACGGTCGCCGGTGACACCCAACAGCACGTTGTCCTGTCCACCAACGGCTCTACCTCGGTCACGATTGAGGAAACGGGGCTTGCGGCGGCAGTGGCTGATAACGCCGCTTTGACCTTCGTGTCGAACAGCACCTCGGTGCTGAACATCGCCGGTCACGGTGACGGTCTGACCTACGCGGTCGTTCCGCTGGAGCTACCGGCTGGTGCGGCTCGCGCCGAGTACATCGACGATCGTGGTTTAGGTCTGCGTGTGGTGTTCGACTACGATTCCAGCACGAAAACGGACACGATCTCGCTGGACGTGCTGTGCGGAGCGAAGGTTCAGCAGGGCAACTTGCTGACACGCGTCCTCGGCTAAAGCGAAACGCGCTACCCGTAGAGCGCGAAAATACGCTACGGACTCCTTCATCGAAGTGGTGCGGTGGGGCAACTCACCGCACCACACTCCTAACAAAACGAAGCTAAAATTTGGGAGCAGTTCAGATGGTAAAACGACTCGTAAAAGGTAGCGATGAAGTGATTGTCGATGCCGACAGTGAAGCCGAAGTCTATTGGCGTAGCGAGGGGTATGTTGGTGAGGACGAAAAGCCAGCACCGAAAACCAAAGTTTCCAGCAAAAAATCCAGCGACGAGGACGAATAATTGAAGCGCATAATCGCCTATGCGGGCGCACTTGTTGACGAGGATGATCTGGTCTTGCCTATGCCGGAAGGCGCAGATGAATCCTATGCCATCGAAGTGTATTTGATGGTGGCAGACACGATGGTAGACCCAATCGACTACGGCGTAAATGCGTTCTACGAATCCGGCGCAGTGGTAGTCACCTGTGGAGGTGAACCGCCACAGCAAAACGATTGCAAGGTCGTCTTAGTTGAGCCAGAGGTAATTAGCTCACCGGCTACTGAGCCAATAGACGAGGAGTAGAGCATTGGGAACTATCATAAACTGGAACGGCTACGCGCTACCTGTTCCATCGGGCATTCAACACGCCTCTGTATGGAAGTCACTGGCGGCTTTGATTTAGCCCTACTGAAAAATAAGTGAGCTAAGACATGGCATTAACCGTAGAGACCGGCGCAGTGGTGACAGGCGCAGATAGCTACATATCGCAGTCTGATGCAGATACCTATTTCACGGAGCATGGCGCACCTTCCGCGTGGACAGGGTTGACTAGCGACGAAAAGGATTCGGCGTTGCGATATGCTTGTATCGCGCTGGAAGGGATGTTCAACTGGTCGGGTGAAATCGTATCGCTCACTCAGCCGCGATCATGGCCGCGCAGTGGCGCGAGTGACAACGATGGACGGACTATTGCGGCTGATAGTATAGACCAGCGGCTAAAGGACGCACAGTGCGAACTGGCACTCCTTCATACGTCCTCTGCGCTGAATGCTTCCTATGACCGTGGCGGTGCAGTGAAGTCCGAACAGGTAGGACCGATTCGCACCGAGTATTTTCAGGGAGCTTCCGTAGAACCGTCCCTGCCTATCATCTCCCGTATCGTCGGTGGGCTGGGAATACTGCGCGGAGCTATGACCGGCGCACTTGAAAGAGCATAGTGGCAAATAACGCGCAAAAAGCCGCTTCCGCGCTCCTTCTACTTCAGGCCAACGGGACAACCTATACCATGAAGCGAGTCGCTCCTACGCCGGTATCTGGTACTCCGTGGAAGGTTCAATCCAACACTACCACCACGCAGACCGTGAACGGCATATTGGACGATTTTAGGGCGTCACAGAGGGACGGCACAGTGATACAGGAAGCCGATAGGCAATATATCATCGCGGCCAGCGGCTTGACTTTCACGCCGGAAGTAGGCGACCAGCTTATTGATAGCAGTAAAGACCTTGAAGTGGTCGGCGTTCGCACGATACGTGCTGGCGATACCGATGTGATTCACTATCTCCATGTGAGGGCATAATGGGCGTCACGAACTTGACCACGTTCACGTTGGATGTTGATAAGGCACTGGACGGCATCAAAGCCGATGTGAACCAGTTTAAGCGGCTTATAGCATTCGATCTGTTGGGGCGAATTGTAGAGCGCACACCTGTAGATACAGGACGAGCCAGAGCAAACTGGCAAGTGTCCATTAATGCACCAGTTATCACTGAGGTGCGCTACCCGAATAAGGAATCCATACCAGAGGGCAAAAGCGAGTCCGTCATCGCCGAGTCCGTCAAGCTGGAAGGTGGCATTGTCATAGCTGACGTCGAACTCGGCGAAGATATATGGATCACGAATAACCTACCCTACATAGAAGTGTTAGAGCAAGGCGACCACAGCAAACAAAACACCGAGGGCATCGTAGCAATCTCGGTGGCAGAAGTCGCAGAAGGCATGACACGAATATGAGCTTCGCCACGACCTACGACACCATACTTACGCGCTTCAAAGCGCAGATGGACTCCCTACGACCATTAGTGCCGATAGCGTGGCCAAATATGCCGTTTGACCCAAAGGATGACTATGACGATGCGACGCATCAAGGTTGGGCGCGAATAGCTATTCAGGGGGGAGAACAGCAACAAGCCAGTATCGGGGGAACTCCGCGCTGGCGTCAGGTGGGTATCGTGCAAGTGCAGGTATTCACACCAACAGAGCAAGGCGCAAATACGGCACTTGCTATAGCTGATGATGTAGCAACAGCCCTACGCGGTATTACCGTGTCGGGCGTCATTTTACGAGCCGCTTCGGTGTCACCTGTTGGGCGCATTGGTGACTCCGCGTGGTTTCAAGTAAATGTCAACGTGCCATTTCGGTACGACATGACCGCTTAAACGGAGAATTAAACTCATGGCTGATGCAAATCAGGTACAGGTTTCTTATACGCGAGAAACGACATGGGGAACTACGCCAGCCAATGCCTTTAACGCCTTCCCGATTACGGGAGGGAGCATGGCCTTCGGCATCGAAACGGTGCGGTCACAGACCGTCCGATCTGATGCGCAGTTGGCCGACAGCAAAAAGGTAGGCGAAGCTCCCACAGCAAGCTACGATTTTGAGCTTGCGGCGCAGATATACGACGATTTTATGCGGAGCGCAGTTCGCTCCGATGCGGATTGGTCTACAGCCGTTGCGATTAGTGGCACCGACATCGCCGCTACAAACTCGCAGACGTTCACCAGCACGTCCACCGATTTCACGGCAGAGAATATCGCCGTAGGCCAGTGGGTGTATGTCGCTGGCTTTTCCAATGCGGCGAATAACGGCTGGTTCAAGGTCACCACGATTGCAACGAATACGCTCACCGTGAGCAACGGCACTCCGACAACCGAGTCGGCTGGTGCTACCATCACGATGGAAGGGTCTTACGTCTGGTCGGGTAGCACTGAGCATAGCTACTCTCTGCAAGAGCAGTTTCAAGACCTGACGAACCGCTACCACGTTATGACAGGGTCGCGGCTCAACAGCTTTGGGCTGACTCAGACTCCGGGCGGTATCATCACTGGCGCAATCAGCTTCGACGGTAAAGGTCGCGCTCAGGCGTCAAGCAAAGCCGGTGACGGTACGGTCAATGCGGCGGCAAGCGAAGATGTATCCTCCGAGGTCGATGGGTTCAGTGCGATGTGGATAGGTGGCTCGGCAGTCAGCTACGACATCATGGAACTGTCATTCAATATCTCCATCCCCAACCGCCCTGCGAAGGGGCTGGGGAACGCACAGCGCACTCGGATGCCGCAGGGTTCGCCAGAAGTGACCGGTAGCTTTTCGGTCTACCTTGACGATACGACATGGGCATTGGACACGAACTGGGAATCCTTCACGAAGCAAGCACTCGCATTCAGCATTGATTTGCAGAATGACGATCGCTTTCTCATTGAAATGCCACAGGTCGTGTTTACCAGTGAGCCCGGAACGAACCCCGGACTCGACGGCGATGTCATGCTGACCTTTGACTTCGCGGCAGAGCCGGGAGGCAGTCACGGTGGCAGTGCCGCCGAAAAGACCGTGGTTATTACGCGGACGCAGACGTAGTAAAAGCAAAGCCAGCCCTACAGTATTCTGGTACCAGATCGCGGTGGGTAGTTCGTAGGGGGCTACTCACCGCACCCACCCCTACAGGAGCATCGCAATGGATTTTGCACAGCACTACCGAACCGACAAGAATGCCGAAAAAGATGGACAGTGGGTTGAGTGGGCTGAAGGCACGAAGCTCAAGATAGCTCGGCTCGGCAACTCGGCCTACCAAAACCGATTTCAGGCACTCATGAAGCCACATCGCCACCTACGCGACCGTGGCCTACTGCCGGACGAGATACAATCGGAGATACTGAATGCTTGTATTGCGGAAACGATACTGGTCGATTGGGAAGGTGTCGAATACGAGGGCAGTGTCCTTCCCTACTCTACCGAAAACGCGCACAAGCTAATCAGTGAGTTTAAGGATTTCCGCGAAGATGTTTTAACGATAGCCGGTGAGTACAGCACCTTTAGAGCCGCTGAATTGGAGGACTCGTCAAAAAACTCATCGAAGTCATCGAGTGGGAAAACAGATGGGGGCAGCACCTCAAAAGATTAGAGCGAAGGCGAGAGCAGGGGCGCGAGACACGCGCCACGCGAGACGCACTCGACAATAGGCCACTCGTCTATGAGGACAATCGGTGGGTATATGATGCCTACCGATTGCTGAGTGCTTCGCGTAGCTACATTGCTGGTGGTATGTCCAGTGCTATTCCATCGGCCATATCGTTTGAAGCGATACGAAGCTACGCGGAAGTGTTTGGTCCTCACGATCTTGATGACTTCCAGCGGTTCGTAATACTGATCTACGCAATGGATGGGGCATATATCGCCCATCAAATTTCGGTAATTAATAAGCAGTCGAAGAAAGGCAAGTGATGGTCGCTAAGACCGGATTGGGCGTTGAAGTAGCGGATAATACTGGTCGCGGAACGCAAGGGGTCATTCGATCCTTTGAGAAGATTCAACGCTCGGCCCAAAAGACCGCGAAAGAAACGGGTCACTTAGACAAAGAGTTCGGCAACCTGAAGCAAAATATGTTCGGGGCAGTTGGACGCGCTACGCTTATGGCTGGCGCGTTTACCGCTATTGCCGGAGCAGCTTTCAAGGCCACGCAATCGGCACTCAAGTTTAATACCGCTATGCGTGAGGTGTCGACGTTATTGCCGGAGGGTTCGCGTGAGGTGCAAAAGATTGCGGATGCTACGCTGGCTCTCGCTACTCAGTTCGGCACAATGCCTACCGATCAGGCCAAAGCCGCATACCAGATTATTTCCGCTGGTGCGTCTAACGCGGCTGAAGCTACCGATATCTTGACCGCTTCCAATAAGCTCGCAATTGGTGGTGTCACGGACATCACTACAGCGGCTGATGGTCTGACATCCATACTCAACGCATATGGCTTCGCCGCTTCTGAGGCTACGAGCGTTTCGGATGCGATGTTCGTGGCAATGCGAGCCGGGAAAACCACCATCGGTGAGCTATCGGCGTCTATCGGTGCGGTAGCTCCACTGGCGGCTCAGGCTGGCGTTTCGCTGGAGGAAGTGCTGTCGGCGGTCGCGGCACTGACGAAAGGCGGCGTGTCAACGAATGTGGCGATGACCGGCTTGCGACAGGTCATCGCCGCGATGGTGAAGCCGACGAGCGAAGC